TGGCGCGACACACACTGGCAGCGCGACGAGGCCGACCTCGAGGTGCGCTACCTGGCGCAGCAGATCGTCGACAAGATCAAGATCGAGGCCTTCGAGATCGAGGCGACCGACGGCCAGAAGAGCGTGTTCCGCGCCTTCGACAAGCTGGTCGACAGCAAGAAGGAAGAGGACTGGAGCGCGACCGACAAGGCGCTGCGCACCAAGGTGGAGGCGATCCGCAAGAAGCTGGGCGAGAAGCGCTCGAAGCGGCGGAACTGGGCGGTGACCTCGGGCAATGCCGGCAAGACCACGGCCATGCTGCAGCAGGCGCAAAGCCTCAAGTCGCTGCCTATCGAGCGGCTCGATGCCGACCCGATGCTGTTCAATTGCAGGAACGTGACGCTGCGCTTCCGGCGCGAGCTGGACCCGGAGCGGCCGGATGACTCGGCCGAGCGCTGGGTGGGCGAGATCGACGTGCTCGACCACGACCGCGACCACATGATCACCAAGCTCGCCGACGTCGACTACGATCCCGAGGCGACCTGCCCGTACTTCCTCGAGCAGTTCCTGTCCAAGGTGCAGCCCTCGGCCGTGCACCGCAAATATCTTCAGGTCGTGACGGCCTATGCGCTGCTGATCGCCGGCAACGATGCCCAGCGGCTGATCTACCACTACGGCACCGGTGCTAACGGCAAGTCGGTCTTCATCGAGCTGATCGGCCGGCTCGCCGGCAGCTATCGCTCGATCGCCTCGCCCGAGACGGTGACCGGCGACGGGCAGCGGCAGGGGCAGCAGGCCAACCCCGACATCGCCCGGCTGCACAATACCCGCCTGGTGACGATCGAGGAGCTGCCCAAGCACACGCCGCTGCGCGAGGAGCTGGTGAAGGCGCTGACCGGCGGCACCAAGATCCTCGCGCGCTTCCTCAACAAGGACTTCTTCGAGTTCATGCCTGTGTTCGTGCCGGTGCTCTCCGGCAACTCCAAGCCGGCGATCAACGGCGCCGACTACGGCATCTGGCGGCGCCTGCTGCCCGTGCTGTGGGGCGTGACCATTCCCGAGGACGAGCGGATCGCGCCCTCCCTGCTGGCCGAGAAACTCGATGCCGAGCGGCCGGGCATTCTCAACTGGCTCATCGAGGGGATGGAACTCTACCTCAAGTTCGGGCTCGACCCTTTCATCCCGCCCGAGGTGCGCGAGTTCTGGCAGGACTATCGCGAGGAGCGCGACAATATCGGGGTGTTCCTCGAGGTGGCACTGACAGCCGAGCCAGGCGGCGAGGTGAAGGCCGGTGCGATCTACAAGGCCTATACCGAGTGGTGCGAGGTGAACGCCATGCGCCCGGCCTCGCAGCGATCGTTCGGCGACAGCCTCGGCGAGCGCGGGCTCAAGAAGAAGCGCGGCAACTACGTGGTCTATCTCGACGTGCGACTGGTGCCCACCGCCAGCAAGTTCACCGAGGGCGTGCCCGGCAGCGCGTCGTCTCCGCCCCCCACCCCCTCCGACGATCCCGGCTGGCAGCCCCCGACCCCCTAGGGCGCAGTCCGGCCCGCGCGCATCCCGCAAAATTGCGGCGCGCGACCCCAGCGGTGGAGACAGTCGCGCCTCTGGCGCCACGCCCCGCACCCCTCCCAAGGCGAAGAAAAACGGAAGTCTCGACCGTCTCCGCGCTGCCGCGCGGCGACAGACGGTCGAGAGAGTTAAGTGATAGTCGAATGCGACTGTCTGCGGGTCAATACAATAGCAAAATCAACGGTTTGCAGACAATCGCAGACAGTGTGGACCTTCCTCTTCGCGTATACGTAGAGGGGGTGTGGGGTGGGCTGTTTCGAGTGCTGGTTGTCGAGGTCGATGCTCATCACGTTGGGGCAACTGTCTCGACCCTCTCCACTCTCTCTAACTCACTCTGCCTACGGCATTTTTCATTGAGAGACAGTCTTGAGGGACTGTCTTGACTGTCTGAGGAGCGGCTTATGGGCAAGATCGTTGCGAAGTGGCGTGATGAGCAGGGCATCGAGCACACCGAGGTGCGGCAGGGCGGGCTCCAGCGGCTCAGTGCGACACGTTCCGCGCTGGTTTGGCCGAAGCGGATGCTGGCCGCTCTGCACTGGTATGCGATCAAGGTGCGCGCCGGCACGGAGTTCGCGGTGGAGGCGATCCTCGAACGGCGCGGCTTCGTCGCCATCGTGCCGATGCATACCGAGTATCGCCGCGCCAACCGCTATGTGCGGCGGAAGACCAAGCGGAGCTATGTGATCGCGCCGAGCTATGTGCTGATCGGGTTCAACGAGGCGCAGCTGCGTGGCGGTGTCCTGGCGAGGGTGAAGCTGGCCAAGGGCAGGAGCGTCGTGCGGCTCGTCGGGGCGGCGGCGCCGTGGGAGCAGGTGTTCGCGATCTCGATGGTGATGTCGGTGGTGGGCCTCGGCGAGCAGGCCTGGCGGATGGACGGCGAGAAGACGGCCACCTTCATCAAGGAGAATGGGTCGATCGAGGCGCCGGTCGAGTTCGAGCATATGGGCATGCGCGCTGGGCGAGAGTTCAAGGTCGGCGATATGGTGCAGGTGGTGGAAGGATCGCTCGCCGGGCTGACCGCCCGGGTGGCTGCCATCGACGGGATCGCCGCCAAGGTGCTGCTGCCGCTGTTCGGCAAGCAGGACCAGGAGTTCCCGCTCAAGGTCTCGGACCTCGAGCCGGTGGACGACTGACAGAACGGCTATTGACCGACTGAGGCGAAGCACCATAGCTTCCCATCCCAACGGACGATCCGTTGATCCGTCGCAGGCCGCCTCACCGAGGCGCGATACCCGAGCGGCGAGCGGACCCAGGTAGAAATGCCGAACGCCCGCCATGTGCCCAAAGTGATGTGCCCGCCCTGGCGACAGCGGCGGGCTTTTCGTTTCCGGGTCTAGTCTTGAGGCGGCAGCATCCATGGTTGCGCACGATGGTGCGGGGGTGGGCTCGTCGGTTGTCGCCTCACCATCGACCGCAAATTTGCATCGGAGGTGGATGTTGGGGAAGCTCAAGGCCCTGCCATCGCGCCTCGCCACACTGACACCACGCATCGGGTTCGCACCGGGTGACGCCAAGGCGGCGGATACCTCGCGCACCGTGATGGCGCCATGGCGCGCCTGGTACAAGACCGAACGCTGGCGCAAGCTACGGCACGAGGTGTTCCTGCGCGACCTCTACAAGTGCCAGCGCACCGGCGTGCTGTGTGTCGGCAAGCATCCGGCGCCGAACAGTCCGGTCGCCAACCACAAGGTTCCGCACAAGGGCGATGAGGCCCTGTTCTGGGACATCAACAACATCGAGACGGTGTCGAAGGAAGTGCACGACGGGCTGATCCAGTCCGAAGAGCGCGCGCTGCCTCGGACATAGGGGGGGGGTCGAAAGTCTGGAACCCCTCCGCTTTCTGGACCGGCCCCTACCTCATTCAAGGATTTTTTATCTGGTGGACGGGAATTTTGACCTCTTTGGGCTGCCGATCGTCGACCGGTCGGCTGGTCCGGGTCGGCCGCCATATGTGGTGACCGAGAAAAACTCCAACAAAGTCAAGCTGTTGCTGGCTCTTGGCTGGGCGAACCAGCGGATCGCCAACGGTCTTGGCATCTCGCTGGCGACGCTGAAGCGGTATTTTAGAGCCGAGCTCAAAGTGCGCGACATCATGCGCGATCAACTCGAAGCCCGTCGAATCGAGATGGCGATGGAGCAGGTGAACGCCGGCAACGTCGCCGCACACAAGGTCCTGGCCAACCTCATCGACCGCAACGATCGTATGGAGGTAGAGCGCCAGATGGCGGCGGCGCCTGCCCAGCCGACTTCGGAGAAGGGTCCGATGGGCAAGAAGGTCGCGGAGAAGCAGCGAGCAATCGATGCGGACGCCGACCTGATGGCCGAGCTCGAAACCGAAGCTGCCGGCAATGCTCGACACTGACCTTCCTCGCTTCTCGTGCCCCGACTGGTGGGAGAGGCTGCAGGCTGGCGAGATGCCGATGCCGTCGGTGCCGCTCGATGAAGACCGAGCCGCGAAGGCGGTGGCTTTCTTCAACCGGCTGCGGCTGCCGGACGTGCCCGGGACGCCGACCATGGCCGAGGCCTGCGGCGAGTGGTTTCGCGAGATCCTTTGCGCGTTCCTTGCCAGCAGCGACCCGGAGACCAAGCGGCGCTTGGTCTGGGAACTGCTCTGCATGGTCCCGAAGAAAAACTCGAAGACGACCTATGTCGCGGCCCTCGGGTTGACGGCGCTATTTCTGGAAGAAGCGCCGAACCGACAGATGCTCATCGTGGCGCCGAGCCAGAACATATCGGAGCGCTGCTTCGGCCAGGCACAGGGCATGATCCGGCTGGACCCGCGGCTCGATGCCATCTTCGGAGTGCAGGACCACCTCAAGTGCATTACCCGCCGAAAGACGGGTACCAAACTCGAGGTGAAAACCTTCGATACCACGATCGTCACCGGCGAGATCCCGGTACTGACGATCATCGACGAGCTGCATGAGATCGGCAAGAAGGCGAAGGCCGCCGCGGTGATGCAGCAGATCAGGGGTGGCGGCATTACGCAGCAGGGTGGCCAGGTGCTAATGATCACCACCCAGAGCGACGAGACCCCCGCCGGGGTATGGAAGACCGAGCTAGACAAGGCGCGCAGGATTCGTGACGGCAAAGGTGGCAAGGCACCCATCCTGCTGCCGGTGCTGTACGAGTTTCCGCAGGAGCTCCAGCGCAACCAGGACTATTGGCGCGACCGCCGAAACTGGCCGATCGTCTTGCCGAACCTTGGCCTGTCGATCGACGAGCAGCGACTCGTTGAGGACTATGAAAACAACGGCGTCGTCAGCAAGGAAGCCGAGCAGATCTGGGCCAGCCAGCATCTCAACATCGAGATCGGTGTAGGCATCGGTGGTGATGCATGGGCTGGCGCAGTGCACTGGCAAGCTTGCGCCGAGAAGCTATGCGGCCTGAGTGATCTGCTTCGCCGCTCCGAGGTGTGCACGCTTGGCGTTGACTGGGGTGGCGCGGACGACCTGGCTGCCCTGTATGTCATCGGCCGGGAGAAACGTACGAAGCGCTGGCTGGGCTGGGGCCGCGCCTGGGCGCGACCGACAGTCTTCGAGCAGCGCAAAGGAATCGCCCAGCGCTTGCGCCAGTTCGAAGACGACGGGGACCTCGTGATCGCCCGCTCTGGTGAAGAGCAAGCCGAAATGGCGGCGGCAATCTGCCGTGAGGTGGCTGACAGTGGACTGCTCCCAGAGGCAGCCGGCATCGGCCTCGACAGCGCCGGAGTGGCTCTGCTGCTGGATGCGCTCGAAGCGGAGCGACTTGTGCAGCCCCAGGTGGTCGCGGTGACGCAGGGCTGGAAACTGCAAACCGCAATCTCGTCGGTCCCGCTGAAGCTGGAAGACCGTCGCATGGTTCACGGAGATCAACCCATCATGTCGTGGAGTGTCGGCAACGCCAAGCAGACGCTGCGCGGCAGCAACTACGTGGTCACGAAGGAAGTCTCCGGCGCGGCCAAGATTGACATGCTGATGGCGATGTTCAACGCGGCCATGCTGATGTTCGCCAACCCTGAAGCCGCGAGCGGCGGCCGCATCGACGACTATTTCGATGCGCTCCTGGGCGAACCGGCATGAACCGCTTTGTTGCGGCGTTGACCGTGCTGCTGGCGAAGGACACCTCGCGCGCTGTGTCGCTCACGGAGCCAAAGTACTGGAAGGACGAAACGTTCGCCGAGAGCGGAGCGTCCGACGACGGCGCCAGCGTGATGGGGCTATCGGCCGCCTGGGCGTGCGTGAACCTCCTGATGGGGACAATCGGCTCGCTGCCGTTGATGGTCTACGCCACGACCAACGACGGCGGCCGTGAGGTGGCCAAGGATCACTGGCTTTATCGCCTGCTCCACGACAGCCCCAACTCACTGCAGACCGCCGTCGACTTCTGGGAGTTCCTGGCCGGCAGTATCGAGCTGGAAGGCAACGGCTTCGCCCGCAAGGTCAGGAACGGAGGGCGGGTCGTCAGCCTGGTGCCGGTACCGCCGCGGCTGCCAACAGTGCGGATGCTCGGCAACGGAAGGCTTGGCTACCGGTGGAGCGAAGGCGGGCAGTCATTCGATCTAACGAGCGACGATGTGCTTCACATCCGCGGCCCGGGCGGCAATCCACTCGGGGGCATGTCCGCGTTGTCGTTCGGCGCGAAGACGTTCGGCCTTGCCATGTCGATCAATCGAGCTGCGGCCGCCACGTTCCGAAACGGGTTGCGCCCGTCAGTCCTGATCTCGTTCAAGGAATGGCTGAGCAAAGAGCGGCGCGACGAGGTCTACGCGGCCATCCAGCAGAAGTATCAAGGGGACCTGAACGCAGGCCGACCCTTCATCGCAGAGGGCGGGCAGACGGTTTCAACCCTGACAATGAACCCGGAAGACGCGCAGATGCTGGAATCGCGCGGCTTCAGTGTTGAGGAAATCTGTCGCTTCTTCGGCGTACCGCCGTTCATGGTCGGGCATACCGAGAAGACCACGAGTTGGGGCACCGGCATCGAGCAGCAGACGCTTGGGTTCGTGAAGTTCACGTTGCGCCGCCGGCTGAAGCGGATCGAGCAGGCGATCGAGAAGCAGCTGCTGACAGCCGAGGACCGCGCCGCCGGCATCGTTGTGGAATTCAGCCTCGAGGGACTTCTCCGCGGCGATAGTGGCGGACGCGCCAGCTTCTACCAGTCGGCACTCACCAATGGCTGGATGACGATCAACGAAGTTCGCCAGCTCGAGAACCTGCCGCCCGTCGACGGCGGCGAGCTGCCGCGCATGCAGTCGCAGAACGTGCCGATCACCGATGCCGGCCAGCCGGCCCTACCAGCCCCTGGGGGTGAGGAATGAAGACCAAGGATTTCGCACTGAAGGTCGACGACCTGAGCGACCAGGGTACGTTCACCGGCTACGGATCGATCTTCGGGAACGTCGATAGCTACGGCGAAGTCGTTGAGCCCGGCGCCTTCGCAAAAAGCCTCTCCCGTCACGCCAAGGAAAAGACCCTGCCGCTCATGCTGTGGCAGCACGACACGCGCGAGCCGATCGGCGTCTGGGAAGACCTGAGTGAGGACACCAAAGGCCTGAAGGGCAACGGGCGCCTGGTACTGGAAACCTCACGGGGCAGCGAGGTTCACGCCCTGCTCAAGGCCGGTGCCGTCCGCGGCCTGTCGATCGGCTACCGGATCATCAAGGCTGAGCCGGACACGAACAACAATGCGGTGCTTCGGCTCAAGGAACTCGACCTCTACGAGATCAGCGTCGTCAGCCTGCCGGCGAACCGACGCGCCACCGTGACCTCGGTCAAGTCCGAGAACATCGAGGAGTTTGCCCGGCGGCTCCGCGATGGCGACCCGCCGCCGGTGAAGGAATTCGAGGACCTCCTGCGTGAGGCAGGGATCCCGAAAGCGATGGCCGTGCAGATCGCCTCTGTCGGCTACGCGAAGGCCATTCGGAGCGAGTCCGAGGGCGATGAGGCGAATGTGCGCGCCTTCCTCGAGAAGCTGCGCGGCTAGACCCACCCCCAGACCAGGAGACTGAAACCATGATGCTCTCCCGCATCACCGGGCTGTCCGCGCTCGCGGCCGCCATGTCGTTGTCCACTGCACTCGGCGCACCCCGCATTGCGTTCGACGTCCCCGAACGCAACCCGACCGGCAAGTCGATCGATGAGCTCGCCGCCGAGATCAAGAAGCAGTTCGAGACCCAGTTCTGCGAGGTGAAGGCCATCGCCGAAGACGCCCTTGGCAAGGTCAAGGCCGGCGAGACGCTGACCACCAAGACCAAGGAAACCGCCGACGAAGCGTTGCTGAAGCTGAACAAGCTGCTCGGCCTCAAGGAGCAGGTCGACGAGCTCGCGCAGAAGATTGCCGAGGGCGGGAAGCCCGATGCCGATGAGCGCAAGTCGATCGGCGAGCTCTTCACCGCCGACGAGAAAGTGGCGGCGTTCCTGAAGTCCGATCCGTCGGGCGGAAAGATCGACATCCGTCTCAAGACGACGCTGACGTCGCTGACGACCGATGCGGCCGGTTCTGTTGGCGATGCGATCCAGAACACCCGCCTTCCGGGTATTCTGCCGCTGCCGCAGCGTCGCATGACTGTGCGCGACCTGATCTCTCCCGGCCGGATGGACGGCAACACCCTCGAGTACGTCAAGGAGACCGGGTTCAACAACAATGCCGGCATGGTGGCCGAGGGCGCGAGCAAGCCCGAATCCGACATGAAGCTCGACCTGGTGACCACTTCGGCCAAGGTCATCGCCCACTGGATGAAGGCCTCCAAGCAGGTCCTCAGCGACGTGTCTCAGCTTCGCTCGATGATCGACGAGCGCCTGATCTATGGCCTGGCCTACAAGGAAGAAGGGCAGCTGCTGAACGGAGACGGCACCGGCCAGAACCTGCTCGGCATCATCCCGCAGGCCACGGCATACTCGGCGCCGACGTCGATGGCCGACGTCAACATCATCGACGTGATGCGCCTCGCCATGCTGCAGGCGGCCCTCGCTGAGTATCCGGCGACCGGCCACGTGTTGCACCCGACCGACTGGGCGGTCATCGAAACCCTGAAGGACAGCACCGGCCGGTACATCATCGGCAATCCGCAGGGCAACACGACCCCGACGTTGTGGGGTCTCCCGGTTGTGGCGACCCAGGCGATCACCGTGCGGAAGTTTCTCACCGGCGCTTTCAAGCTCGGCGCCCAGCTGTTCGATCGCTGGGATGGCCGCGTCGAGACCGGCTTCGTCAACGACGACTTCATCAAGAACCTGGTGACCATCCTCGGCGAGGAGCGCCTGGCGCTCGCTGTCTACCGCCCCGAAGCCTTCATCTATGGCGACTTCGACACGGCCCTCGCGTCGTAGCCCTTTCGGTTGACGCCGAGCGGCGGCCTCGTGGCCGCCGCTTCTGTGAGCCGAAAGGAGGACGAGATGTCCAAGCTGACCGCGTACCTCGTGAAACGCCGCCATGAGGGCGACCGCGTCTACGAAGAGGGCGAAACCCGTGAGGCCGTCGAGGTCGAGGTACGGCACCTGGTGCCTCATGTCCTCGAGCCCGTGCCCGCCAAGGGCCTCGGGGCGGCGCCGCGCAACAAGGCCGAGTCCGCCGCTCCGGCCAACAAGGCAGCCAAGTCCAAGGACTGACCCAGCCCTGAGGGGCGACCATAGGCGCCGCGGCGCCAAACCCAAGGAGAGCCTGCAATGATGAAGCGCTACAAGGTGACCGTCACCACGGCCGCCGACGGCACCGCCACGGCATACACCCCACAGGTGAAGGGGAAGGTGCACCAGATCGAGTACGTGAAGACTGACTACGCCGACGGCGTCGACTTCACGATCACCGGCGAGAAGACCGGCGTAAGCCTATGGGCTGAAAGCAATGTCAACGCTTCGGCCGTGCGGGCGCCGCGACAGCCGACCCACTCGCAGGTCGGTGCCGCTCTGCTCTACGCCTCTGGCGGCACCGCCGTGGCCGACAAGGTCGCCATTGCGGCGGACCGCATCAAGATCGTGCTGGCGCAGGGCGGCAACGCCAAGTTCGGCGCCTTCCACTTCCTGATCGAGGAATAGACCTCGATGTATGCCCCCGTCCTTGTCACGCCGCCGGCAGACCTGCTCGACCGCGCTGAGGTGAAGATGCACCTGCGCGTCGACGGCGACGACGAGGACGGGCTCATCGACGGATTGATCGGGGCGGCGACCGCGTATCTGGACGGATACAGCGGCGTACTCGGTCGCGCCCTCCTGACGCAGACCTGGCAAGTGCTGGCTGACGACTTTTGCCGCACCATGCGGCTGCCGATGCCAGCAAGCTCTATCGCCAACATCAAGTCGCGCAACGCGGCAGGGCAAATCGCAACTGTCGCCAGCACGAGCTACGACCTCCGCGCCGACACACTTGGCTCATACGTTCGCTTCAAGGACGGCTTCAGTTTTCCGGCCGATCTCGCAGAGACCCAGGCAGTGACGATCGATTTCGTTACCGGCTATGGAACGGTAGGCCAGGTGCCGGCCGCCATCCGTCAGGCGGCCCTGCTGCTTGTCGGCCACTGGTACCAGAACCGCGAAGCGGTGAACGTGGGCAACATCACCTCGGCGCTGCCCTTCGCGGTGGAAGCGCTGCTCGCGCCCTTCCGGCGCACTGCCTAGCCCAAAGGACATCCTCGACATGGCTATTGCCCAGATCCTCGCGGTCGGCACGACCGCTGCCGACAGCTCCGACGTTGTGGTCGCCAACGGTTCTTCCCTGGCGGTGTGCCTCAAGGACGCGGCCGGTCCACGTGTGGCGCTGGGCGCCCTCGTGCACATCCTGATGAAGGACGACGCCGGACAGTACTTCCGCGTCGGCCAGCTCAATGCCGAGAAGCCGGCAGCGGTGATCGACGGCGGTGGGACCTATCGGTTCAGCCGGGTGGCAGGCATCTCCTGCGGAGTTTTCCAGGGTGCCTAAGTCGCTCCTGCGCCCGGTGGTGCGCCCGCTTGTCACTCAGCTGGTGAAGCGTGGCCCGGCACTCGCCCCATCTGAGGGCGTGGGGGTGGCGTACAGCGAAGAAGCAGAGGCGTTCTTCGCGCGGCTCGACGCGCTGTCGGTGCCGGCAGACGATGCGCGCAAGGGATCAATCGACCGGTTCTACAAGCGCGTCGGCGCTGCGATCCTCGGCAAGCTCGACACGCTCTACCTCGCTGGTGCGAACGAACTCACCTGGCGGCAGAACCTCGTTCAGGACGCCTACAACCTGACGCCGACCAACAGCCCGACCTTCGTGGCGGACAGCCATGTGGTGGGGAATGGCTCCAACTCCTACTACGACACCGGATTCAACCCGACGACGGCGGTGTCGCCGAAGTACACGCAGAACGACTGCTGTCAGTTTATCTTCACCCTGACCGACCTGCCGAACGGCGGCAGCTCGAGCGCCGACATCGGCAACGCCACATCCTTCATCGCGCGGCATGCGACGGTGTCAGGGCGCTCCACCGGCCGGGCGCAGCATGCCTCGACGTCGGGGCAGTTCGGGCTCGCCACCTATCCGGGCTTCGTCGGCTGGCGGCGCACCGGTGCGAGCCAGCTCTATGGCCTCGCGCAGGGCTTCGACGAGTTGTCGCTGACCACGGCGAGCGCGGCGCCGAGCAACAGCAACTTCCGCATCTGTGCGGCGAACGGCTTCGGCCTTGGCGTCAACCAGATCGCTGCGGCCGGCTGGGGGCAGGCCCTCAGCCAGGGCGAGATGCTGACGGTCAAGGCGGCGATCCGCGCCTACCTGCAGGAGATCGGTGCCATCCCGATCACCATCGTCGGCTACGGCGACAGCACCGCGCTCGGCACCGGGGCGACGAACTGGAGCACGACCTGGCTTCGGGGCCTCGGCGGGCTCTACACGCCGAAGCGGGTGGTGGAGACACGAGGCGTCGCCAGCTACACGACAGCCGACATGCTGGCGCGCGTGGAAGCGGACGGCGAGCACTATGCCGACGAGATCGTCGTCTTCATGGACTGGACCAACACAGGCGAGGATGCCGGCGACGCCATCGCCAATCTCAAGGCGGCAGCTGGGGCATCAGGGGCTCCGAAATGGTTCGTGATGCCGCCGGCACAGGATGTGCCGGACCCCGGCACCGCCAATGTCGCGGCGGTGCAGGCGGCGCTGCTCCTTGATCCGTTCTTCGCCGGGCATACGCTCGGCAGCAGCGAGCAGGCGGCGTACCTGGCGGCCGTGAACTCGGCCGGCGAGCGGTCGGACGGCAAGCATTTTGACGACAGCGGCCAGTCGATACAGGCCACCTACATCAAAGCGGCACTCGACGGCGCGGGCTGGTGACGGGGTGGCTCTATTGCGACCGTTGCGCCCGTCCATTGATCGCTGCGGCGAGGGCGCGGGCCACCCGTTCTATGCCCATCGGCGAGAGGTGCAGGCCATCTGGTTTACGGGTTTCAGGATCATCAAGGATCGGGGCCAGATCGACGAAGTTGTCAGGGTACTGCCGCGACAGCTGCTCGTTTATGGCGGCGGTTATTGCCGCGTCGGTCGTCGGGTCCGGGATGTTATTGCTGGGCAGCAACTGGCGGATATCCGAGACGACGATGAAGTCGCCGGTCGCTCTCGCCTTCTCGATGATCGGAGCAAGGTCCCGAAGGTAGGCGGCCGGGTCCTGGGCGGTGTGGTGCCGATCCCAGACGATCTTGAAGCGTCGCTCGAAGCGCGTGTCGGCGAGCATACGCTCTGCGATCTGTTGTCCGGTCTCGCCAGGGACGCCCTGCATCGACACGGACCGTCCCGGCAGGAGCCGGGCCAGTTGATCGCCGAGAGTTCTGTCCGACAGGCTGTCGCCCCACACGACGATGTCCTGAGTGTCCCACTGGGGCAGGGTGCCTCGTTCACGATCGCGCTTCAGGATCGCCCAGCGCGCCTCCTCGGCGGCCAGCACTGTGCTGGCTTCGCCATCGATCCTAAGGAGTTTGCCGGAAACGTAGCCATCGAACGCCGCTCCTGTGACGTGGCAATAGTCACCTTCCCGGAAGCAGATTGAAACGCTCACCGCAGTCCCGGCGGGCAGCGTGCCGACCTGAAGCGCATTGAGGCTAGGTGCCGCCCTCAAGGCAGTGGCCGCAGTGGTGGTGGCGCGATAATGCGCCCCAGAGGCGGCGGCGGTCATCATGAGCGACAGAATAACGAACTGACGAAACATCGCGGTCCCCAGAGAATACGGGGCAAACTACAGCAACATGCGTTGTCGGCAAGTAGCCCCTATGTGCCTGCCGATTGATGTTAACATCGCCGTGCCCTAAGAAGCCAAGGCAGGGGAGGGCGAAAGAATGGGCATGGTGCTGGCGCATCGACCGGAAATGGCAGCGGGAGATATCGCTAGAGACGACACGGCAGTCGCGTTCTACCTTCGGATATCCGCACTGCTACGGCCGGAGTTCAGTGTCCTAGACTTTGGTGCGGGCCGCGGAGCCCAGCTTGAGGGACCCCTTAACTACCGAAAGTCTCTTGCAAGGGTTCGTGGCAAAGTCCAGCGCCTCGCTGGCTGCGATGTTGACCCTGTTGTGCTTCAAAACCAACACCTCGACGACGCGGCAGTTATCGATGGTTCGGGCCCGCTCCCTTATGAGAGCGAAACCTTTGATCTGATTTATGCTGACTGGGTCTTGGAGCATCTCGATCACCCTGCCGCGTTCGCTGACGAAGTCTCGAGGGTCCTGAAGCCGGGCGGTTGGTTTTGCGCTCGAACGCCCAACAAGTGGGGTTACATTGCCCTTGGAGCGAGGCTTGTGCCGCGAAAGTTGGAAGCTGCGGTGCTCCACCGGCTGCAACCAGCGCGTCGGGAAACCGACGTATTTCCTAAGCACTATAAACTCAACACCCTGCGGAGCATCGCCAAGGCCTTTCCCAGCAACAGGTGGGACAATGCATCTTTTTCGATGAATGCCACACCGACCTACCACGGCGGCAACACTCTGCTATTTGCAGCCATCGATGCTTTTCAAATGCTCACGCCATCGACAATGAACACGGTGTTGCTGGCCTTCCTGCAAAAGAAGTCGGAGCATCTGCCCTAAGGTTGGCTTGCGTGCCCCCCCCCCACGCCCCATCATCTTCTGTGGCCCGTTTATGGTTCGAACTGGTCGAACCTGATGGTGCCCAGCTTGGCGGCGACGAGCATGCGGTGGATGGCACCGGCCCGGCCGTTCGTGACTTCGGAGTGGCCGAGCAGCAGGTAGAGGAACTCCTGCGGGTCGGTGATGTCGAGCGACCGCATGACCTGGTCGAAGCCCTGCTGGCGGATCAACTCGAGCATCTTGGCAGTGCCGGCGGCCGATAGGCGAGGGTCGTGACCACCGTCGCGCTCCCAGATGTCGCGGCCGGCGGGCTGGCCTGGTGCCGGTGCGATACGGTCGAGCAGTTGACGCAGCGCGTCGCGGACGAACTTGGAGCGGCCCTTGGGGCCGACGATCGCATCCATCCTGTCGAGCAGATCCTGCGGCAGGTTCAGGTGCGTGGTGACGTTGTGAAGCGGTGGCCGGCCCATGGCGGGCGAAGGTAGCTGCAGGCGGTAAATGGAGGATGAGGATGTCGGTTGACCGGTTGAAGAAGCAGATCAGCGACAAGCTCGCTGCCGAGGGCGGTGGCACCTGGGCTGCATACATGATGATTGAGATCGAGCAGCTCGTCAGTGTCGCGTTGGGCGACGACCTCGAGCTGGCGATCGAGCGTCGCGCCATCGCGTTGGCAACCGCATCGAACGATATCTGGGACGAGCTCGAGGAATACGCTGTCGGCGAGCCGAGCAAGCGGATGTACCGTCAGCGCGTCCGGCAGGCGATCGCTCAATAAACGGGCCAAATCCCCGAGACTTCATCTGTGTGGGGGGGGGCTGGACCGCAAATTTGCGGGCGCGACCCTCTAACTTTCCAACATTGCAGGAGACTGAACCATGGGTTTGCCTGCGGGGCGGCTCGACCGGCGGATCACGCTGCAGCGCTTTGCTGCGACCATCGATCCGGCGTCTGGAGAGCAGGTGAAGATGTGGAGCGATATCGGCACCCGGTGGGCGTCGAAGCGCGATGTCAGCGACAGCGAGCGCGTCGCCTCGGCGGAGATCGCGGCGACCATCGGCACGCGGTTCGTGGTGCACTGGGAGCGCCTGCTCGCCGACCTCAATCCGCTCGACCGGCTGGTCTGTGAGGGGCGGACCTACTCCATCGTGGCGGTGAAGGAGATCGACCGGCGAGTCGGGCTCGAGATCAGCGCCTTGGCGCGGGCCGAGCCGTGAAGACGACTGTTCGGGTCGACGGGCTGCGGGAACTCGATGCCGCGCTCGGCGCCCTGGCGGAGGAGTACGGCAAGGCCGCCGGCAAGGCCGTGCTGCGGCGCGTCGCGGACCAGGCGCTGCAGCCGATGGCGGAGGCGGCTCGCCAGCTGGCGCCGGATGACCCCGACACGCAGGGACGCGACCTCAGGGCCTCGATCGCCGTCGGGGGCAAGTTGACCAAACGTCAGGCGGCTATTGCCCGCAAGGACCAGAACAAGGCGACCGTGACCCGCTACATGGGCACTGCCGACGTGGCCGGCGTGCCGCAGGAGTTCGGCACGGTGAACCACGGGCCGCAGGCCTTCATGCGGCCAGCCTTCGACCAGCATGCCCTCGGCGCGATCGACATCGTGGCAAAGGAGCTCGGGCCCGAGATCGAAAAGACAGCGGCGCGCATCGCCAAGCGGCGTGCGGCGAAAGCAGCCAAGGCGGCAGGGGCGGGATGATGGAAGAGGCACTGCGCACGCTGCTGGTGGCAGACCCGACGCTCGGTGCGCTGGTCGCGCCCGGCAGCATCGTCTGGAACCACCTCCCGCAGGCGACGCCGCGGCCGGCCATCGTGCTGTTCCGGATCTCGGGTGCTCCCGGTGTCACGATGCAGGGCAGCGACGGGCTGATCAACGGCACGGTGCAGATCGACGTCCAGGCGCACTCGGTGACCGAAATGTGGGCCATCCGCGATGCGCTGTCTGGCCTGCTGCACGGGCACCGCGACGCCACGCTGACCGGCATCTTCTTTCTCAGCGAGCGGCAGAGCGCCGAGCCGCTGGGCGACAACCTCCTGATCCACCGGTGCTCGATGGATTTCGACGTCTGGGCCCGCGCAGCGGCCTGATCGCACCAACCAACCAGAGGAGGCCGCATTGGCCGACATCAGCATCACCGCGTCGAACGTCAAGCTCGTCAGCGGCCCTACCGAAGACCTGATTGCGGGCGCGTCCGTGACTGCCTTCCAGGCGGTCTACAAGGCAGCGGCGACCGGCAAGGCCAATCTCTCCGACAACGACAACGCCACGGCGGAAGTGCGGGCGCTGCGCGGCATGGCGTTGCATGCGGCGCTCGCCGACCAACCGCTGAAGATCGCCAAGAACGGTGCCATCGTCGATGTCGGCGCAGTGCTGACCGCCGGCGTCGAATACTACGTCTCGGGCACCGCCGGCGGCATCTGCCCGCGCGCCGACGTGACGACCGGCGACGATCCGATCCGCGTGGGCATGGCGCTCACCACCTCGCGGATCGAGCTCGACTTCAACGACCCGAACGTCACGCTCTAAGCTCAAGGAGACCCGGCCATGGCCGAAGAAGTAACGACAGCCGAGATCGGCTATGGCGCCGTCATCGACCTCTCGACGGACGATGGCAGCACCTGGGACAGCGGCGGCCAGGTGGCCGGCGACATCACGCCGCCGAGCGCCACGGTGGACGTGATCGAGGCCTCGCACATGCAGTCGCCGGGGCGGATCAAGGAATACATCACCGGGATGTCGGACCCCGGCGAGTGTTCCTACCCGATCCACTTCAACGCCGGCAGCGCCATCGACGATCGCTACCTGGCGATCCGCGCGGCGGGCGAGCGGGTCAAAGTCCGCATCACCTTCGGCAACGCCGCGATCTGGACCTTCGACGCGCTGCTCACCGGCTACGCGCCGCAGGTGCCGATCAATGACCGGCAGACGGCACAGGTGACCTGGAAGGTCACCGGCTCGACGGTGGTGACCTGATGGCGAACGGCGAACGGGGAGAAGTGGCGCTCGTCGCGGGCGAGCGCACCCTGACCCTGCGCATGTCGATCAACGCCGTGGCGGAGATCGAGACCTATCTCGACAAGGGTATCAACGACCTGGTCGAGATGGTGCGCAACCCGGCCGACTTCCGGATCAGCACCTGGCGGGTGCTGCTCTGGGGGGCGCTGCGCGAACATCACCCGTGCACGATCGAGCAGGCGGGCGAGATCATGGGTGAGGCGGGCGTCAATGCCGTGGTCGCCGCGCTCGGCACTGCGATGGCCGCTGCCTTCCCGGAGGCCAAGGGCGCAGCGGAAAACCCTCGGTAGGCCAGCCGCGAGGTTGGCTGCCGCTCTGCCGCCGCTGGTGCATCGAAACCGGCGGACGGCGGGACGAGTTCTGGCGCTCGACCTTGAGGGAAATCGCCTTCGACCTCGAGGTTGCGGAAGCGCGCCAGTCCAAGGAAGAACAGTCCCGCCGCTGGCACACCTGGCATACCGGCGCCTTGCCGCTGGCCAAGAAGTTTCCCGCCTTCAAGGATTTCGTGCCGGCGCGGGAGATCGCCCCGACACGGCGCCAGACGATGGCGGAGCAGATCGCCATTGCCCGGGCATGGAGCGCTGCGGTCAGCGGACGCTAGCCGGCGTCGCGCTCCTGCTCCCACTGCTTCAGCAGCCGCCAGGTCTGGTCGGCGCGGCCCACCAGGGCGGCGAGGCCGAGCAGGGCTGCGCCCGAGAACAGTCCGACCAAGCCGATGATGATCTGAATGTCGGATCGCATCGAGACGAAGCCGAGCGCGCCGACGGCGAAGCTCAGCAGAGAAAAGACGATCAAGAAAACCCGCAAAACACCCTCCTGGACGCCGAGGACTGACCCATGGCCGGAGCAAAGATCGGCGCACTTCATGTAGCGCTGGGAATCGATACCGCGCAATTCTCGGCAGGGCTGAAGAAAGCGCAGTCTGGCCTCGCCGCTTTCGGCAAGGTGGCGGCGGTCGGGCTAGCGGCCGCGACCACTGCGGCGGTTGCTGCCGGTGCCGCGCTGGCCGTAGCCGGGCAGAAGGCAATCAACGCCGCCGACAACATGTCGAAGGCAGCGCAGAAGGTGGGGGTGGCCACCGAGGCTCTGAGCCGGCTCAACTATGCGGCCGGGTACTCTGACGTTTCGCTGGAGCAGCTGACCGGCGGACTGCAGCGCCTGACCCGCAGCCTGGCAGACGTCGCGAGCGGCAAGGGCGGCACGGCGGCGACCGCGCTGCAAGCCCTCGGCATCAGCGCCACCGATACCAGCGGCCGGCTGCGGGCTGCCGACGAGGTATTCACTGAGATTGCCGACCGGTTCGGGCGTCTGGAGGACGGCTCGACGAAGACCGCTCTGGCGATCCAGCTCTTCGGCCGCTCGGGCGCGGAACTGATCCCGCTTCTGAATTCTGGCCGCGACGGGCTGAAGGAGATGGCCGACGAGTCGGATCGGCTCGGCCTCACCATCTCGGCGCGCACGGGCCGCGCCGCCGAAGCCTTCAACGATACCCTGACCAAGATCAGCAGGATCGTCGAGGGCGTGGCGATGCAGGTCGCGGAGTCGGCGCTGCCGGCGTTACAGGACCTCGCCGACGCCATCGCTTCCCCGCAGTTCGCATCAGCGGCCGAGTGGCTGGCGAAGACCGTCGTCGGAGCTCTTACCAGCATCATCGAGGCGGCACGGCAGGCGAGCGATGCGCTGGGTTACCTCGCTACGCACGACATGTTCGGCAACGAGGTCCAGCTCAGCGAGCTCGCGATGGCCAAGCGTCGCTTCGATGCGAAGAAGGTGCTTCAGGGCGCTCTGAAGGGCGGCGCAATGTCGGCGCCGGGCGACGACTTCTTCCGCGGCATGTTCGGGGGCTCCGCCCCCGCAGTCGAGCCGCCGCCTGACGTCAACTTCCCGACCTTCACCGATGCGGGGGCCGGTGAAGCGATGGCCCGTCGCCTGGAGGCACTGCGCGAAAGCCTGCGCACCGAAGAGGAGAGCGAGCGCGAGAGCTACGCCCGGCGGCGCGAGGAAATCCAGAAGTTCTACGACGATGGCGTGATCCAACGCAGCGAGTTTGACGCGCTGATGCTGCGGGCGCAGCAGGACCATGCCGACCAGATGGTGGAGATCGCCCGGCGCCAGGCTGAGGAAGAAGCACGCATGCGCGAGCAGCTGGTCGACAATGTCGCCAGTGTGTTCGGCTCGCTCTCGACGCTCGCGGAGAACATGGGCGAGCGGGGCCTCGCGGCATCGAAGGCGTTCGGCGTCGCCGAGGCCATCGTCAACACCGCGCAGGGCATCACCAAGGCGCTGGCGCAGGGCGGCATCTTCGGGTTTGCCGGCGCGGCGGCGGTCGCGGCTGCCGGCGCGGCTCAGATCAGCACGATCCTCTCCGCCTCGAAGGGCTCGAGCAGCAAGCCGGCCGTGGGCGGCGCAGCCGGCGAGGTGGCCAGCGCATCGCAGGCCCCGGCGCGCTCCATCAGCATCAACCTGCAGGGCGACACCTTCTCGAGGGAGTCCGTGGGAGGGCTGTTCGAGCGGCTGAGCGAAGAGCTCGGCGTCGACGGCCTGCAGCTCGTTACCACGTACAAGCAGGCGTAGCCCGTGATCGTCCTCTCCCCCGCCCTGATCGTCAGTCCAGCCGGTGACTATCCGCTCAGCTATCCGATGGTGGGCTGGCACAACGTCGTCACCATCGGCAACGTCACGGCCGACAGCGAGGCGGCCGGCTATCCGGTGACCAACCTCGCCAACAGCTCCACCGCGAACCGGTGGCTTTCGGCGCTCACGGCAGAGCAGCTGGTGACCGTGTCGGATATCGACGCGGGGCTAATCGACTATGTCGGCATCGCCCGGCACTGGCTCGACGGGGCGACCGTCTCTGTCGAGGCGATCACCGCCGAGCCGGGCGCCGACTGGGAGGAGGTGCACCCGGGCATGATCGTCGCGGGCACCGAGCCGATCGTCCTGCAGTTCGAGCCGGGTTTCTACATTGGCGTTCGGCTGCGGATCATTCCTGATGGCGTCGAGCCCGCAATGGCGGTGCTGTTCGTCGGCAAGTCGCTGGTGCTGCAGCGTTCGATGCAGGCCGGGTTCACGCCGATTGCCGATGCCAAGGAAAACGGCCTCGTCACCGGCTGGTCGCAGTCGGGCGAGCACCTGGGCTCGATCCTCGATGGAGCGATGTCGAGCAACAGCGCCGACCTCAAGGCGCTCGACCCGGACTGGTATCGCGACACCATGCGGCCCTTCGTGGTGGCGGGCAATGCCGGCGAGCCGTTCTTCTTCGCCTGGGATCCCGAGCACCACCCCGACGAGGTGGGCTTCTGCGTGTTCTCGGGCCCGGTCCGGCCGGTGGTCAACTATCTCGGCGGCAAGGAGATCGACATCTCGATCCCGATTAATGCGGTGGCGCTGTGACCCGGCAAGCCCTGACCTATGCCGAGCTAACGCTGCGCACCTGCGGCCTCGTCTATGGCGAGGGCGCGTGTCAGGCCGCGCTTGGCGTGACCGGCGAGCACAAGTGCTTCAACACGCGCGCCACCTGCCAGGACCGGGTGAACTTCGACCTGGCCGAGGAGCCGGGCGGGGTGGCCGAGCACGTCACGACGCTCACGAATGCTGCTCCGGGTGGCGCGACCGTCTCCTGGAGCGGTGTCGGTGTCGACGAGGGCGGGTCGATAGCCCTCACAGTCTCCGCCCGCCGTGCCGCCGGCAATGTGCAGGTGCAGGCTTCATCCACAATCGGCGGAGAGCTGGTGGAGCGCGTCGTCCAGAACGGCACCGGCGGCACCAGATCGGAGATCCTGTTCGCCGAGGGGCCGTTCGGCGACGAGGTCGATATCTCGATCACCTTCGCCAACCAGCCTGACTGGGTGAGGGTGGGGGTGTGGCGTATTAAGGACGGGCGCCCGGTCACCGGCGGCACGGCCACGAGCACGACCAAGCCTAGCCCCAGCGTGACCGTCGATGCACCGAAGGATGGAAACATCCTGGCGGTCGTCACGAGTTACCTGCAGTCGAGCACCGCGTGGACCGGGCTCGACGAGGAGACGGACGGCGCCCAGTCAAGTGGGCACTACAGCTTCGCCGGCCGGGGCTTCGCGGCGGAGGACCTGGCGCACGCGGTCACGGCGACGCAGACCTATCTCGCGCGCACCGCCCCGACCCTGCACGCTACCTTCCCGGGCCCGCGCTTCGATACGGCGGTGCGCGTCAGCTTCACCGGGCTCGCATCCGGCGACATGCTGCTGGTTGCGATCCAGCGCGCTGCCAGCACCAGCGGCACCACCCCGAGCGGATGGACGCTGCTGGATACTGTCGAGGGCAACGGCGCACGCATCGACATCTACGTGAGAACGGCACTGTGGACCTCGGGCACGAGCCTGACGCAGGATTTCACGGGCAACCTGCGCGACTACGGCGTCGGCATGGTGATCAAGGGCGTGACCGACACCGCCTTCATTCGCCAGATCGGCAAGGCGACCGGCGCCAGCACGACATCGCCATCGGCGCCGACGATCACCACCGATGTGGCGAACACACTGGTGATCGACATCATCAGCCGCCTTACCGACATCTCCGGCGCGCAGTTCTCGGCGCAGGCCAACGCCAACCTGACGAGCTATGGCGAGAACTTCGATAACGGCCACACCGAGGGATCAGGTGGCGGCATCTCGGTTGCCTCGGGCCTCAAGGCGGCGGCCGGTGCTACCGGCACCTCGAGCTCGACGTTGGCGAACACCTCGGCCTATGCGGCGCTGAAGCTCGGTATCGCGCCGACCGACAATGCCGACGCCAACGTTGCGCTCGCGGTCGCCGCCTTCGAGTGGACGAGGCCGATCCGGGAAACCCGCGCCACCATGCGCTTCGCCAAGGCTGCCGACTACCGGCCGCAGGACATCGAGGCCATCGCCTCGATCGCCGACGTGTCGGTGACGCCGGCGCGCATCAAGCCGGGCGAGGACCTCGGCTCGCGCGCCACGATGCGGGTGAGCTTCAAGGAGCACCCGCACCCCGACACCGGGCCAGGGCTCGATCCCTACTTCGCTGACCGGGCCTACGATCCGTACCGGCAAGGGTCGTTCTGGAGCAAGTTCCGGGCGCGGCAGCCCTACCTCAAGGGCGAGGAGCTGGTGCTGCGTCAGGGCTTCGTCGGTCAGTCGCTCGCCGAGATGGAGACAAGCAAGTTCATCGTCGAGAGTTTTGACGGGCCGACCGTCGACGGCGTCTACACGCTGATCGCCCACGACCCGCTGAAGATGCTCGACGGCGACAGGGCACAGTGCCCGCGCGTCAACCGTGGGCGGCTGTCCGCCGACCTCAGCAATGTCGCGACCACCTTCACCATCATTCCGGCCGGGCTCGGCGACGAGGAATACGCCAGCTCGGGCTGGCTCAACCTCGGCGGCAAGGAGATGGTGAGCTTCACCCGAGCGGGTGACGACTTCACCGTCGTGCGCGCCCAGATGGGCACCGTCGCGGTGGCTCACACTTCGGGCGACCGGGTGCAGCAGGCGGCGCGATTCGACTCGATGGACCCGGCCGACATCATCCACGAGCTGATGGCGGACTATGCCGGCGTGCCGGAGGACTGGATCCCGCTCGGCGACTGGCAGGCGGAGACGGGGGGCTACCTGCAGCGCGTGTTCGACGCGACGATCGCCGAGCCGACAGCGGTCAACAAGCTCGTGGCCGAACTGATGGAGCAGGCGGGGCTTTCGATCTGGTGGGACGAACTCGGCGAGCAGATCAGGCTGCGCGTGCTGCGGCCGATTGCGACCGACGTCGCCACCCATGACGAGAGCCTCATGGTGCGCGGCTCTCTGGCCATCCGCGAGCAGCCCGACAAGCGCTATTCCGAGGTGTGGATACACTTCGGCCAGGTCAGCCCGCTCGGCGGCGAGGACGTTGACAACTACCCGCTCGTGTCGGTCACGGCCGACCTCGAGGCGCAGGACAACTACCAGTCGAGCAAGATCAGGAAGGTCTACAGTCGCTGGATCGCGCGGGCAGGGCGCACCGCAGCGGACCGGGTGGGCAGCATCGTGCTGAGCCGCTTCCGCGATCCGCCGCGGTTGTTCACCTACTCGCTGATGCGGGGTGCCCAGGGTGATCCGATCCTCGGCGAAGGCTACCAGGTCTCGCACCGGAGCCTGCAGGATGCGACCGGGGCCCGGCTGCCGGAGGCGGCGCAGATCGTCAGCCTCGGCCGCGGTCCAGCGCAGTTCACGGTGACGGCGGAGGGCTTCAGCTACGCGCTGCCGCCCGATATCGGCGACCGGCAGGTGACGATCAACGCCAACCTGTTCGGCGCCAACCTCCGGACGCTGCACGACGACCTCTATCCGGAGCCTCGGCCCGGCGACACGGTGACCTGCGTGATCGAGGCGCAGGTGATCGTCGGCGGAGCACCGGGCCTGCCGGCCTTCGATGTCGGCACCTGGCCGACGCAGGCGGCGACCGGCAACCGCACCAGCGGCTCGCCGGTGATCTCGGGCCTGTCGGTGGATGCGACGGCGCTGCTCGCCGAGGGCATCCTCGTCAGCGGCACGGGCATCCCGGCCGGGACGCGAGTTCTGTCGGTGGACAATGCCGGCCAGGTGACGCTCACGGCGAACGCCTCGAGCGGCGCGGGCACCAGCACGGCGCTGACGTTCTACACGGTCAACCTGGTGATCGAGAACCGCGGCACGATCTCCGGCATCGGCGGGCGTGGTGGAACAGGCCGCAGCGCCAATGGTGGCGATCCCTCGGCTGGCGATCGCAATGGTGGTGATGGTGGTACCGGCATCTACAGCCGATATCCGTTCACCTACCGCGATGCCGGCGCCACGACGCAGGGCGGTGGCGGTGGCGGGGCCGGTGGCAGTTGCAACGTGCATGATGGCCACCGAGGCGGCGGTGGCGGTGCAGGTGCCGGAGCACCTAGTGGCGCTGCGGGCATCGGACCCGGCAACGGCGAGGATGGTACTGCA